GCTGTTGCAGGGGAAAGAGGTTCGTCTTTAATATAAAACCCATTCCCCCCGAAGCATGGATAAGCAATTAAAACAAATAAAATAATTAATACAAATATTAATTTTTTCATAATTTTCATTTTAATTAGGAACTCTTAAAACCTTATAGCCCGCGCCGCCGGAATCCGAAGCCCCTTCGGTTACATTATGAAGTACACCGGAAACCATAACCCTTAATGGGTTATTCGCATCGGCGGCGGCAGCTATTTGTATAGCCGATACCCATCCACCAGAATACCCCTGCAAAAGCATCCCATAATTAGTAAAAATTAATCTTCCTCCTTGGCCAGTTACCGTCGCTGTAGTCGCGATATAGCCACCTTGAACCGCCCCTGAATAAACAGTCATATAATCAATTTGAGCGCCCTGGAAAACAGCACCGCTATCGTATTCGGTAAGATCAAGACTAATATCTGCCTCAACATTGCCTGTAATAATCGTATCAAACCCTGCACCAAAGTCTATAATGCTAATTGGACCACCAGAAGTTTTATAGGCATTGCTTTCTTTAAGGTCCATCACATGTACTTCTGTTAAATCCAAGCTAATATTCGCTTCTGTTCCAACGATACTAATATCAACCCCTGCTTGAAAATCCAAAGTAACGATATCTGCGCCGCCCTTTTGTACACCGCTCTCTTTAACCGTTGTCATAGTTCCAGATCCACCACCGCCACCACCGGCAACAGGAATTCCGGTCCATGTGCAAGCGTTTCCTTGGCCAGCAACAGTACAAATCCATGCAAAATTTGTCGTTGTTGATTCAAAATTATTCCAGCAAATATCCCCTTTTTGAAAATATGCAGAGGCATCGGTAGGGGCCACTTCTCTGACCATACTTGTTCTTGCATATCTTCCTGTCATTGATCCAGCTCTTGAGCTTGCCTGTGCTCCCCACTCGGCATCAAAGAAGTTTATCTCTGAACTTTGATCAATATATGCCCAATTAACCTCTGGAAGAATAAATGTATTGTGGTGTGCCGTCCGAGTATAAACCGTTATAGGTGTTCCAGACCCACCTCCAGGTCTAATAATTTTATTTTTTACTTCAATTGTATTGCCAAAAATATTTGTGCCGCTTAAGAAAAAAGCAACACTATTGCTATCATCTGCATTTTGTTCAATATCTTGGAATTCAAGCTGGTTATCTTGGATTCTTGAAGATCCTCCGGCATCATAAAATTGAACATATTGGCTTCGACAAAGAACCATATAATTACAATAAATATAATTTGATTCAATCCTAAATGAATTTGGGTCAGCTATTCCGTCATCCCAATTATCAACAAATAACCTAAGTCCATCTTCGCCGTATCCAATTGTATTAAACCAAAAAGTATTACCGTGAACGCCCGATGAATCTGTCATGTGCAAATAAACACATTCATCGAATCCGGCGACCATTTGAACTTTAAAATCTGAAAACCATGCTGTTTTTATGTAAAGACCAGTGCCATAATAATTAATTTCTCCGCCCCCTGGACCACCAGTACCTGGATCAGTAGTAAAAACACTATATGTTGTTCCACCTATAACTTGGGAATATCCCTGAATCCACTTTAAATTAAAATACCGGCCCTTTGCATGTTGATAATCAATAGTAATAAGGGCGGCATCTGTATCATCAAAGGCTCTTATTTGTGCATTGGGGCCATAAATATTGCAGTCGATCTCTGTAAGTTCACCAGCAGTGACATAATATATGCCTTGGGGCAAAAATACTGTTCCACGATTATTTGCATCTCCTGCCGCATTTGCCGCTGTTATGGCATTTGAAATATATGTTGTGTCTTCGGAAGCATCTGATCCATCTGCCCCATAAGAAATAACATTGTAAACATCGATGTACTCAAATATTCCCTGTTCAGAAATATATTCTGTATCATCTGGGCTTGAATCTATTGCCGTTGAAGGAGATGTTGTAACACTTGTAACATATGCTTTATTTACAACTTGATAATCAGTTGTTGGCAAGGCAGAAGGAGTAACCGGAAAACTTGTAAATGATTTAACACCGGCAATTGACTCATCCCCAGTATTTTTTACAAGTGCTGCCGAATCAATCCCATCAATGGCATCTGCGTCTAGGGTTGATCCACTTCCGTCATTAGCAAGAACCTCTGCGAGTGCTTCTCCGGAAGGACTAAAATATGTCTTTAATACTGTTGCCGGAATTTTTCCGCCATCAGGGGTAGCATCAGGTGTATTAACGCCATAAAGAATCGTTGTATCTGTAATGGTGCCAAGAGACCCTAATTCGTTAAGCGTGCTCCCGGGAAGCTCAGCAACCGAAGGAGATACAAAAGACAATGAACAAATAAAAATTAAAAATAGATACCAAAATTTTTTAAACATATTAAGCCCCTTATATCAATCCTATTTAGTCTTGAAAAATTAAAACAGTTGTTTTGTCATTAAGTAAAAGAAAACTTCCATCCCCTAACGATGCATATGAATATACTATTTGTGTTGGCGGCTGTATTGGCGGTAACGGAGGTGTACTATGGCTGCCCCCGCACCCAATATAAAATAGTACAAAAAAGAATAAACAAATAAAAAATAAATTAGACATAGTTGTTCTTTAATCCTGAAAAATTAAAGCCGTTGTCCCATCATCAAGCAAAAGGAAAGCCGAACCGTCTTCTAATTCCGCATAACCATATTCGGTTGGGAAGGGCAAATCTGTACCCCGTCTAACAATAGTGTTATTTCCTGATATTGTGTAAAATCCAGCAATATCCAAATTATATAATTGCCAATAATCACCGCCAAAATCACAAGGAGAACAAGTCAATGTAAAATCGTCACCATCAATTGTCATAACATCATGGCCTGTGGCTCCATCAACTGTTATGGTTGTTCCATTAGTAATATCCCCGGTAAACCTTAGAATATCACCAAGGCAATAAACGCCTCCGGCCAAATACTCATCTGGAGTTTCATATGTTTCGCCAGGGCCAATTGAAATAATATCTGCATGAAAATATAAACCCGTTGTATCGTCTATAAGAAATAAATGTGAGCCATCAAGTAATCTTAAAAATCCACGGGTTGTCGGGATTTCATCACCAGCAAAACATGGGAAAGATAAAAGCAAGGTTAAAAACAATATAATAGATATCTTTTTCAAATTTCTTTCCTTAATTTGTTACATCAACACCAGTACTTGAATAAATCGTATTAACGCCAGTTACCGAAGATACAACATTGAGATTTGTGCCTGGGTCGGGGACTCCGCAATCACCTGCATCATCATCCGTGATTATCATCGTTGCTGTATATTCTGATCCAAGCACACAGCCAACTGGAGTATTCAATGTAAATATTATCGTTTCGTCACCCTCGCAAAGTGTATCTGCTTCTGGCGTAAAAGTAATTGTTTTAGGAAGCTCGACATAAAGGATATCCGTTTTATCGTCTACCGCATAATCCGTAACTTCTGTTGCAGTTCCGGTCAGTGTAATTGCAACCGTTTCCCCGCCGGTGCAGTTTGCACAATCAACGGTAATGCTTGCAGTTCCTGGTCCGACTTCTGTGCCAGATAAATCCGATGCAGAGATAGATACTACCGGCGTGTATTCATAAGCTCCAATATCCTGATCAGTGCCGAAAAAAGAAACTGTCGCGGATGGTACCAAATAAACATCACCGCCGGAAGTGTAGATGTGAGCAGAATTGAGCGTAATAACGCCAGTCGCATAATCAACGGCTGTTATCAAAGCAATAAAGTCAACCGTTCCGTCTGCGCCATTATCTATACCCATGTAATCACCGACAATAAAAAAATAAGGATCGTCAACTATAACAGTTGTATTTGATCCCTCAGTTGTAGTGATATCAGTTAAGTGCATACCAGCATCAATACAATTAGAACCAACTTCGAGGTTCCACCAAGTGATATCTTCAGTATCAGGCGCTATTGTAGTCCAGCCGGATGTTTTATTTAGCGTGGGTACTCCGATAACTGCATTGCTCGTGGCATCACCAGATACAGAGGAGGAAAAATTATTATAGTCCCAAGTAACATTTGTGAGAGTATAATCATTCGAATGTGCCCCGGCTGTATCCCCAGTTAAATATGATATGTTGTTAAATATTTTAATTGGAGATAAAATTATTTCCTGATGCCAAAATTGGAATGTAAACTCATTACAGTCAACGGAGGTATTGTTAAACGCCCTAATTGCTTCCCATCTATTTGCTTCAGACGGGTGATTTTTGCCATACTCACTAGAAAAAGATATTGCAACATCCATGTTGCCGAATTTATTACCGTATACTCTCGCATGATCAAGGAAAAAATACCCCCGCTCCTCCTCGTTGTTTAACGATATTCCATATCTCGACGAGGGGGAAGTAGTTGAATTATAAATAGTATTAAACCTTATTGTCGGACTCAATGCAGCATCCACATAGATGCTTGGCCCACCTTGATCACGTACAGTGTTATATTCAGCAATTGCACCAACGTCTTTTTTAACGAAGTTAATACCTTCAGAGCCGCCATTAGCTTCTAATCTATTATATGATACAATATTATCGAAACTGGCCCCAACAACATCCATGCCAGAAATAACTAAAGCGCCGCCATTGCCGGTTCCTTTTTGATTTCCTCCCTCGACAATATTTCCTAACTCAGCAGACCCTCCAACTATTACCGTGTCTGATCGAAAAATCCCGATTCCAATTGGTTGCCAAGCCCTGTAAACATACACATTTTTAATGTTGACGTTGGAGCAGCGGTTTAATGAAATACCGTACATTCCTGACTCGACAAGCTTGATATCTCGTATCTCTGTATATGTATCAGTTTTGGACTCAAACTCTCGGTTTATTAGCCCTTTCGCACTTGCTATCCCTGGTGCAAGATGATTGCCGTTTATTTCCGGCCTTCCCCCGCTGCCGAGTTCGAAAACACCATCCCCCGAATAAGCTCCAACAATTACCCAGTCCTCGGAAGTCCCGACCCAATCAATATTTAAATAAGCATTAGCACTTAAAGTCTCCATTGTTCCTACTTTAAAATAAACATCGTCCCCGGTAGTAAGTGATGCTCCATTTACATCTGCAATACTATTCCAAGGACTCGCATAAGTGCCAGATCCGCTTGACCCGGCATCGAGGTCAACATAATATGAAGTACCAGCATAAGCAGTAGTCGCACAAAACATAAAAACTAAAAGTAATAAAAGGAGTTTTTTCATTTTATTCAATCTGTAAATATCTTTATTAAAATATCATCTTCAGCATCCGATTTTTGGACCGACTTATCGTAATCTTTCCAAATAAACCTTCCTAACATCGTTGCATCTTCATCGTTTTCATTATCGTAGTGTACCGCAGGGTAATTGGTTCCGTCTATTTCAGGGTCATCATCCTGATTACCATCTTGATCTACAAAGAAAGTAAAAGCATAGGACGTTGTTGCTGAAAGAGAAACACTCGAAGAAAACTCAAAATAACCAGCATTTGCACTGGTCCATGTTCCAGCTGACATAAGATTTCCGTCAAGACCCGAACTTGTTCCTTGTGATACTTGCAGCACGTTGGAGCCGTCAATCGTCCAGATTTTCAGGAAATAATCATGATCTGCCAGGTCTCCGTTAACGCGCTGTATTTTTAAATCGACCTTACAGACATCCTCTTGTGCGTCTCCGGTTACGTAGATAAAACCTACATACTCTTCACCGTTATATCTTCCAAGATCATAAACCGCATCGCCGGTTAGAGAAGGAGCATAAAACTCAGTGCATTCACCACTAACTGAAACTCCAAGCCCTCCCTGCCCAACCATCATCGCGGAAGCATTGACAGTAAAAAATAAACTTATTAATAGACAGATAAGTATTTTTTTCATTAATCCTCCGCCGCGTGAAATATTATTGCTACATTCGCAAGTACATCTTCGTCAACAGGGTCATCAGTAAGTTCAATATAAATATCCTGTCCGGCAGCAACGACGGCATTACCGTTTAAATTCGCATCTGTATCTTCTATAAAAGACCCTGCCGTAGTATCTATACCAACAATAATTGCCGCATTCGCTACACCAATAATATCGTCTGCCCTTTTTAAATCGGCATTTGTTATTTCTGTTGTAGGATCTTTTGTATAGGTTACCCTGACATAATCAAGAATAATTCCATTTGGAAAAAGCTTCGCGTTCACTTCAAATAAATGAATCCTGTGGTTTGCATCCCGGTCAAAAACATAAGTAAAATCAATAGGCATTACAAAATATTCAAGCATTGATTTTGTTACTTCTCCTGCAATCTCCCCGCCAGCACCAGCATCATATGATATTCTATCCTCGTCACCCCGGATATGTACTTGGCCATCTGTAGTCAATGTCCCATCCGTTGATTCGTCAAACGGCAATACAAGAGTAGCAATCGAAAGAGTATTCGGACCAGTCATTGGGCCATTCAGCGTTGGGCAATTCCACCGGGTTCCGTCAAATATCCAAAGGTGCATTTCATAATATCCAGCTGCACCCGCCCAATCGGTGTCCGGGTCTCTTTCGAGAAAGTCTAAATCCCCCGCTGTGTTATCAAAATCATAAGAAAGATATTGATCATCGACTATAAGCCAAAACCAATCACCGGAGGTAAACTCATCAACCGCTGTTGCATCAACCGCCGCAGTCCCATCATCGAAATTCGAAATCGCTTGTGCACCAGAATTATTCGTTTGAAATAAATGCGAAGCGAGACCGGTTCCTCCGTTTGAGACATCTGGGGTCGCATCTCCGTCGGCAAAAGAAATTGTTGTTTCTCCGGTTGGCCCTTTATTTGTACCATCAGCACCAAGCGAAAGAGTGATTGAGGCCGCAGCATTAGTTACCACTACTTCGTCTGCTGTCCCGGTTATCGTTGCGAGTTGTGGGTTGGTGGTGCCATCTCCGATGGGAATTTGCCCATTTGTCGCCACACCCAATGCTTCGATTGCCCCAGTACCATTTCCTAAAAGAATTCCGCCATCAGTCAATGTTGCCGCCAACCCAATCGCGGTTAGTAATCCAGAACTTGGGTTATAAGTAAAACCAACATCTGATTCAATCCCTTGTGATCCTGTCTGTCCATCTATAAATACGGGATAAACTGTTTCATCGGTAGCGTCATTGGCTGTCCCTGTAACCTCTGTGCCCGTACTTGCTGTTGTTGCCGTAGTGGCATTGCCACTTAAAGCACCTGAGAAAATAAGAGCAGTAAGCGTGCCTGATAAAGGGTTATAAGTAAAACCAACATCAGTTTCCCCGCCCTGTGCCCCAGATTGGCCATCCACAAACACCGGATAGGTTGTCTCATCGGCTGAATCATTTGCGGTACAAGTATAAGTGGTGGCAAGCGCAGTAAGGTCAATTGTGATATCGTTTGGAACTTGACCATCAGTGGCCGCTCCTTGAAGATTTTGTAAACTTGCAGCACTCTCAATATATGTCGTTAATACTGTTCCCGTAACCTTGCCCTCTGCCGCAACGGCATCAGGGGTATTAACGCCATAAATAATAGTTGTATCTGCAACAGTGCCAAGGGCATTCAAATCATTTAATGGATCGCCTACAGAATCAGCATAAAGAAATCCGGGCACAATAATAAATAATATGATTATCAAAAAGCAAGGCCTTTTTCGCATGATTATTTTCCCTTCACAACTTCTATCGCAGCGGATTTAAAAGAGGAACAGCAATTTCCGCGCCTTCTTTTATTACATCCGATAATTTTTCTGTTTCTTGACTCCCCATCTTGAGGCCAAAACTGGTTCCGTTTGGATAAATTTTATATACCGTCAAGTCTTTTGTCTCGTGGTTGCCAATTCGCATAATTTTAATTTCAGTTCCATCGGGGGCTTTCATATAATGATAAGAACACCCAAAACAAAAAAACATAACAACCATTGCAAGACATATAGTTTTCATAAATTCCTCAGGTCTTTTCTAATTGTCGGGATTATCATTAAATCTTTTGGCTCCCATCGCTTACGCGGATTCGGGCCAAGTTTATCAACCCCCCTATACACCCATTTGCAACGAGCATTTAAAATAGCCAATCTTGGTTTAATGAAAAACTTCGGCCCTCTTTTAATATTAATTTTTCCAATTTGTTTTAAAACACTGACAAAAAATTGATTTATAGCAACACGCCATTGCCATGAAAGCTCTTGTGCATGTAGCATCTGGCAAAAAGGGTCATGTATTGCGGATGCATAAATCATATTTAAAGTGTCAATGGCCGGCCAGTCTCCGCCATTCCAAGCATAGCCAGGCCTTAATTCCAATAAGCCATCCATATGAAGAATATAAAACTCTTTGACAATGGGTTCTTCAGGAAAGATAGGGGTTTGAATGCTAAATAATTTTACTATTTGGTATTGCCCCTTGGCGATTTCCCGACAATAAAGACTCTGCATCTAACCCCTCCATTATCTCATCGTTATGGTCACCAAGCGGTATAAATCAAGAAATACCCTTGCTTCAGGCGGTGGATTTTTAGGATCAATTAATCGCGTGGCTTGAATAACAGCGACCCAAACTTTTATTCCTTCTTTAATTCCTTCGGGAACAGAATCGGGGTGAACCCCATACCCTGCTTTATATCTGATAAGAAAACCGCCGTAATCCCGACTTGTATTGCTTGGGGCTGAAACCCCCTTCTTTAAAATCAATCTGCCTGGGGTAGCACCAGTCATAATGTAATAATTATCAGAATCATATTCTGTTTCTGTATCATCTTCGTCTAATGTCGCCACCTTAGTAATTGAGATTAAAGGGGGCTTCGGCAGATGAACAACTGTCCCGGGCCAGTAATCCATCAGTGCCTTTATTGTTCTGGAAATAAACGCCCTGCCGGTATATTCTTCTGCGGCCATTCTTGCGGCAGTAATAAACCCCTCAAGCAAGGTATCTTCTGCTGTGTATTTAATCCTGGCAAAATCTTTTAGTTCCGCTAAAGTAACCGGCTCAATAATGGGGGCCGTTTCTGTCTCATAAACCACATTACCATTCTTTGGCAGTGTCTTTGCGATCAAAGACCCGCTTTTAGATGATAACCCGGGAGATGTATAATAGGGATCGCCGATATAATCCATTAAATAGATCCTTCTTTAAATCCTTTTTTAATTCTCTTAACCTCAGAATCGGTCAATCCAGACTGTGCCTTATTTGCTTCAATTCCAAGATTTTCTGACATTAGAACAACTTCCTGCCAGGGCTTATTTAATTTCCTCGCAAGTTCATAAATACGTGTTGATTTTATTTCTGTAACAACTTCTTCAATCACTTCTTCAACAACTTCTTTGGCCTTAATTTCAGACGGCCCATCTTCAACAGTCATTTCGGTCGGGGAAACAAGAACAACGGGGGCCGAAGGGGCAACCGAAGCAATTCTTTCTCGAACCAGAATAGCAAAGCGAGCATTTACAAATGCTGTGGCAAGAGATTGAGTAATCTCATTGTCATCAACCTCGTATTCCTTGCCCACTTTAAATAAATGAATGGTTACGCCATCCATGCTGCCCGGGACTGTTTGTTTCATTAAAATTTTAGGCATAAAGTCTCCTTGTTAATATTAAGCGCTTATACTACTGTGGCGTCAACCACGGTTCCGCGCTCATGGATTATTGCCCATACATTGTCGGAAACCGCCAGGAGGTGAACCAAGACATCCTCGGCAGCAGAAGTATTCATTGTAAAATTAGAAATAATACCACCGAGTGATCCGAGAATAATACAACCTGAGGTACTTACTGCAACCTGTGTTTGGTCATTTGTAAATGTGCCTGTTGAATCTCCAAGGAGCCCAAGATAAAGTTCTCTTCCTGCAGATACGGCTTGCAACCAAACAGATGCGCTAATAACGGTTGCCGAAGCATACATTATATATGTTCCAATATTTGCAGGGATATTACTTGTTACAAGTTTTAAAGATAAAGCAATTGGAACTTGTTCAGCGGCCAACTGCTCACTAACCAGCATTCTCAAAAGAGGCTCAGGGGCAGTTTCAGTCCCAGCAACCTTCATCGTGATTGAGCTTTCAAAAGTCATTTGGCCTCCGGAATAAACTCCCATGGATCCGCCTGACTCAACGGCAAAAGCACCACCAGAATTGGCGACCATTCTTTCACCGCCTTGCTCATGATATACTTTTGTAATATATGTATCATTTGCAGCCATTGGCTTCTCCTTTATGATTCATCCATATTAGTGCCAACTTCTGCGATTATCGCCCATACATTGTCAGCAACAGCTTTAAAGAAAATACCACAATCCGAAGCAGCAGAAGCATACATCAGGAAGCTTGGCAATGCTGCGCCAAGCGAATTAAGAATAATACAACCAGATCTTAAAACAGTAAGTGCTGTATCTGAATTTGTAAATGTGCCTGTTAAATCACCTACAAGCCGCAAATAAAGTTCTCTACCCGCCGAACATGAAGTCATCCAGATAGATGGCTGTGTAGCAGCATCTGAAGCGACAATGGTAAATATTCTGCAATTTTTTGGAACATTTGAAGCAGAAATATCTATCGAATTATCCCCAATTATAACAGTTTGCTGGGCTCCCCATTCGCTTAAAAGAATTCGCCGTATATTTGTGGCATCTGTTTCAGTACCAGCAAGATCTAATGTTGCCCCGCTTTCGATTGTATAATTTGCGCCGGAATAAATTGCAGCAGAACCTCCGGATTCAACGGCAAGGGTGCCACCACTGGCTGCAACATATCGCTCCCCACCTCTTTCGTGATACACTTTTGTTTGATACGTGGCATCCTGAGCCATAGTCAACTCTCCTTTTATTTAGATAACCCGGGAGAATTACCCCCCGGGTATTAATCAATTAAACAAATGCAACAAACACTATTACACGTTCTCTGCGAACGTTACAGGCCACTGATGTGGTCGTCCAAGATGAGCTTGTGCATTAATAGTGATCAAAGAAATATTGGTAGAAGCAGACATTCTAATTCTCACCCAACGATGGCGACCTTTATAGCCAATAACCGGCACATGACTGACGGTAGTACAACTAATTATAGAGGTTACCGAAAAACCTACGGCAAGAACCTGTCCAGATAAACCACCAGCTTTCGCAGGAACGGACATTGCATAGGCGTCTCTTGTGAGGTCGTCTAAAAGCAACCAACTATCAACGGTCAGGACTGACATCAAACGATAAATGTCTGTGCCATACACATCGGTTGCCGTACATGCGGACCATGCACCAAGGGTGTTTTGACCAGTGGTGGAATTACTTGCATGCTCCAAATACACATTAAAAGTATCGAGGCTGCTGGTATAAACCGTGCTACCTGCGCCAGAGCCCATGATGGAATGCTGAAGCGTAAAGGCCAGGGTATCGTATCCCTGTGTATCCACTGTCGCACCAGTCACTCCCGCAACAGAAAAATCTGCCAAGTGCGGGGGAATTACTTCAAAAAATTTAAAGTTGCTTACATCTTCACGAATAGTCATAATAAATCTCCTTTATCTGTTTCAGCAATATTATACAGCAATGACGCCGATTTTAATTGCCTGATAATTCACTACGTCGCCGCCAACACGTTTTCGGGTATAAAACTCAATCATTGGTTTTTTTGTAAACGGATCACGTTGAATAGTAATGCCAAGGCGATCAACAACCATGTATGCTTCCATCCAATCTGCAAGAGCAACGGACAGGGCACCGGCAGCAACAGCAGGCATAGTGGTTGCCATTCGAACTGACAGACCAACAATGCTTGACTGAGCATCATCCTGGAAACCTGGTTTCCAGATATAACGGCCCTCACCATCTTTGAGATACATTGCATCTCTAACCGTGGTTCTGTTCATCACAAACGTCCCTCGGCTCAGGTAATCTTCAACCAAGGAATATTTCAGGGCAATAAAACCATCTGCGGTCAAAGCAGCGGCGGCCTGCATATTAACTTGTTCGATCTGGCCATAATTAGCACCATTGGCATAGGTCAAGAAACCCCTTGGGGTTCCAGTGCCATTACCGGAAACAAAAGAAGCTCCCTCAAGGCGCATAAACCGATTAGATACATGCTTTGCCAACCAAGATTCAATATTAACCCCAGAATCTTCAAGCAAGGTTTGACTTGCCTGCGGCTTGGCATACATCACATGCACCGGAATTCTCTTTTTCTTCCATTCCGGAGTATCGGTCTCATCCTCTGCAACAGTTTCACCTTCCCAGCCTGCCCCTGCCTGATTCCAATCAACCATCCACTCAAGTACGCCAGTGGTAATGGATTCAGAAGCAGCAAGTTGACGAATAGGATCGCCTTCAAAAAGCCGAGTTATAATTTTGTTACTCATCATCGGAGTCACAGTATATCCGCCATCAGGATCGATACCGGCGGAAAGCGCTTTCTCGTGATCCGGATTAGTGGCAACATTCAGGTTTTCCGCTCTTCGCAAGAAACCAGGAAAGGCCTTTTTATAGGCTTTATAGGCATCCACATCAGGTTCCGCGTTACCATCAATCAGGTCAGGGTTAATACCCATGCTTCGGGCCTTAACGACCGTGGCATTGATTTCAAAATCAGTGGCATCCTTTACCTCTTGTGCCAAATCATCCTGAGACATACCGTTTTTGAAAGTGCGTTTCATCGCAACTTCAATTTCATCCATTCTTGCTGTGGCCGCTTTTTCTGCTTCTACCGATGCGGCAAACTTGGTGTCAATGTCTGCCTGACGAGTGGTAATATCTTCCGTCAACTTGACCAATTTGTCTTGAGCAATCGGATCAACAACTTCCTTTTTATCCAATTCTGCTTTAAAATCCTCAAGATTTTTACGAAGCTCAGTATAATTCGCTTTGGTTGCCTCAAAACCTTCTCCCATTTTCACAATTTCGGCCTGTACAGCTTTAACGACATCAGGCGCATTCAGTTCTGTCATAATTAAATTCTCCTTATTATTATGAATTTATACGTTGTAAACTATTTAAAATTCCAGTAGTGTCTATATCTTTATTAAATTTTTTCAGGCTATCCAGTATTCCGGGCAGCGGGCTATTGTCGTTAGGTGTTTCTTTCAGCACATTCTTTAAATCCTCTGAATCCCTCAGTGCCTCTTTACATATGGCTATAAAGTGTTGTGCCTCTGTTTTACTTAACCCCGAATCCCTCAGGGCATCTTCAATATCTCTTATGGTTTTTGCCTCTTGTATTGATTTAATATTTTCGACCGTTGCCCCTAATTTAGCAGGAAAATTAACAATACTAATTTCCCATAACTCCGCTTTCTTAATTGTCCGAATCTTTCTGTCTTGGCCTTCCGGGGTATGAAACTCTTCTTCAAGAGAATCATATCCAATAGACAAAGAAAAACGCCACATCCCGGTTTTAGCGCCGAGCTTCATCAAAGAATAGGCCTCTTTGCCGATCTGTGTATCTAAGGCAAGTTGGCCCTTTACCCTTAGTCCCTTTGTATCTTCTTGCAAAGACAACCAAACACCAGGTGGCATCTCTCTTGAGCCATGCTGCCAAAGCATTGCAATCCCTGTTTTATTACGCCCTCCTTTATCGATGGATTCTTTAAAGGCACCACGGGCCACCAAATCTCGATAATCATCGGGCACTTGATCAAATAAAGAGCCATGGCCCTCAAAAACGCCCTCTTCAGTAATATCTTCCGCTTTGATCTCAAATGGGACGTCAATATATTTTGTTTCAGTTGCCATGTTGCCTCCGTTAGAAGTGATTGCAGTGTGCAAAAGAAAAAGGGGCAGTATCGATGTGTCGGCACCGACATGCCCCTTTGAATTTTCTTTTGCTATCCCCTCGGGTGCGACCTCCGGGAATATAAATTTATATTTATACTTATAACCTATTTTTGTTAAAAAATCAAGGAAAATTAAAGATAATGGCTAAAAATCCATGAAATTGATAAGAATAGGTCTATATGTTAGCATAACTGCTTATAACTGGGTGTAATCGGATTAATTATCCTTCTGGGTTATATGGCTTCAATTTATCATTCACACGCACGGCATGATAAAGCAGCACACAACGACAATTATGATTCACAAACCCCTTGGCAATATAACTCTCATCATCTTCAACGGCCAAATTATATGTCTTAATATTACTTATCAATTGCCTTTTAGTTACAGACCGAACCTTCATGCCAACCTGTGCAAAAGTTCCGGTATGATTCAAAGCAACCAAATCAAAGAATTCCCACTTAGGTGGATTCATTTTATAATCAACATGGGCTATTTGGTGATCTGGATATTTTGTTAATATTTCTAAATCCCTTTTTCTTTCGCCCTCTTTATCTTCATGCCAAGGAAACCCATCAACCTCTATAAATAATTTTTCAGCCTTAACATAAAAATCAATTCTTCTTCGGTTAACAGGAAATTGAGCAACAAAATCTCTGTTGTTTTTATCAAGAAATTTTGCCATTGCTTGTTCTATTTTTGAGCCACCGAAATTCTTTCTTCCTAAAGCCGGGAATGCTGTTTTTTTAAGCATTTCAAAAACAGATCCATATTTTTTGTTTATTGCAGTTATTCTATTTTTTTGAAATTCTGGATCTTTTGTTAAAACCGTAAATGGTCCGCCCGGCCCGTACTTATCAATCTGAGCCTTTCTCGCTTTTTTTGTTATCTCGAACCTATCTCTTGTCCCATTAATATATTCCCTTTTCATTTGGGCAGCGGCTTTCTTGCTCATATTTTTTCTATGCTTTGGGTCTTTCCATTGCCTATCTGTTGTTGCCTTGCTGCTACATGTAATATCACAATATTTTAAATAGTACGGGATTGCCTTACCACACCACTGGCAATATGAAGCCATAAAACTAACTATATCTCCAGGCCCTATATCCTTTGCCTCTTTCCATCTTGAAAATTTTGATCCAGGTGGAGTAATTAAAAACGGATGATTTGGTGTTACTGTTATTGATTTGCCTTGGCCATCAAGGGTAATGGTTACAACTTCCCCTTCATACAAACTTTGATTTAAACGCAAAACCCTTTTAAATCTATTCTTATGTGTCAATACTAAATCACCGACAGCAATATCTTTTACTCTTTTCCACCCATCAGATGTATAAATAGCCGTCTTATAACTTGTTAAGCACCGAATCACATTACCACCACTGCCAGAAGGATCACCAGGGTATTCCATCATTTCCCCAGTGCCCTTAAACTTTTCTTTCTGTTTTACCCGTTCGCGATTAGCACCCAAAGGGAATGTAGCATAATGCTCAAAGCCACCTTTAAGCCCGCGTCTGCGGGTTCTCATATCCCTTGCCGATACCCATTCCCGTTCGAATTCTATCCTGGTGCTGGCCACAGCCGTATCCACGGCTTTAACAGCAGCGGTATGTGTTTCAGTAAGGGCTATTGTCCTGGCCCTATGTGGGTTGATCTGAGTGGATGTTGCGCGAATTAACTTTGCAATATCAATAGTGCCTAATTCATCATTCATCCCTTTTTGAATAATTTTTGAAATAACCTCTTTAGTTGTTCCTTGGATCTGTCTTGCTGATTCAGCCGTTCGTTCCCTTCCCCACTTACCAATGGCCATCCAAAATTCGTCCTTGGGAGTCTTTAATTCAGAAGGTGTTATGCTCTTTTGTGAATTCTCAATTATATTATAGGCCTTGCGACTGAATACAGTAGCAACTCTTTTTTGGTGCTTTGCCAACATAGTAATAAGCCGTCTACGACCCAAGTCTACTGCGTGATTAACGCCTTCAAAAGTAATTCCATTTTGAACAAGCTTAGCGGCATTTAGGAACTGCCGGCCGAGAAGGGGACGAAGCTCTTTTATAAATGTGTTTTCAAGAACATTCATTTGGCGACCAAATTCGGCCAGGTAGAGGTTCCTTGCTTTGTTATTTGTTATGTTTATCATATATTTTGTATATTTTTAAATCAATGTTAGCTACCGATCTATTTTTTAAATCAAAATATAAACGGTTGGCCTTGCAATACCCACAACTGCCATGATTACGACAGGTATAATCAAATGCCTTTGATTTTCGATATGGCTTCCCATGATCTTTGCGGTTTGGATAAAAATTATCAAAGCCCATGTGTGTTTCCCTTAATCCTCTGATCCGCTTTTCATCCCCAAGAATAAATCAATATCATCCTCGTCGTATCCCTGTGCCTGCAGAGATTTCACAACAGCTTCTTCAGATTCTTCTTTTCCCTCTCCTTCAGCGGCCATACCTATTGGTAATTTTGAGGCCTCTATAAAGATCTGATTTGCTGGGTCATCATTCTCTTCCCATTTGGGTAAGCCAACCATTTCCCGCTTTTCTGCAATTGACATATAATCTGATTTATTAGCCCGCTCCCACAACTTATCCCGCTTTAAACTCATGGCCGGAACATCGTCCAAAATATAATCAATAAATACTTGTTTCCCAGTAGGGGTATCGGTTTCAAAAAGCCAGTTGTTTAATTCACTTTTAATATAATCCAAATAATAAAAAACAGTATTCTCCCAAAAGAATAATCTTGCTTCCGCCCTGTTACTATAAGTAGCGTCTTGAATACCAAGTAATTCAGGCGGAACGCCATAGGCCATTGCAATCTTCCGCATGACCCGCATATCGCCTTCGCCAAAATCCATCTCTGCGGGATTAAAACCATACGGCTCTGCTTTGGTGCCACGCTCTCCGGTCAGGATCATATTTTTACCAACATTATGGACGCCTGCTTTTTCGGTTCGGAGATATGTGTCAAGTTGATCCATGAATTGTTCGCCAGTATTACCAATTAAGGTATAAATCATCCCAGGCCTGCACTGATTACCGATTAGATTCATGTTCCATTCGGACAGAGCATTAGATGTATCAATCTCCACTGCAGCTGATTCTGTTGGGGCGGCTCCATACCAATCATCAAGAGGATGAAAGTTTTTAAGGTGTAGGATATCTGATTTTCCAGTAATTGGATCAACTTCCCAATCAGTACTTCTACCGTCTACCTTATATATATATTTTTCCAATTGGCCAGTATGCGTATTGATTTTTAGCTCGAATCGATCGGGGCGTTGAACATAAAGCTCAGATGGCTCGCCTTTGTTTGGACCGGTTGTGGGACCAATCTTTTCAAAAAAGGTATTACCAGACATCGCCAGATAGGAGGCGGCTTGTAACATAAGAAAGGAAAATCCATCTTGAGGATTTGGTCTTTTTAATGTCTTGGCCGTTACTGAGTCCGTAACCTTTTCCCGAGTTTCCTCCTCTGCATCTGTCCAGCGGAATTGACCCCACGGAACCGAAGCCACGCTCCTGCCTATCTCAAGGATGCATCTAAAGGCGGTGACATTTTTTAAATATGTCTCTTTGGCAAAATTATCATACCCTCTTGTTGGCAATATCTTTCCATCCGAAGAAGGTGCGGCAATAATGGAGGCGGTTTGACTCTCTTTTTTGCCCCATATAAATTCTTTGAACGATCCCCATCTACCCATAACATTCCCCTTGTTTTGTCTGTCCCCAATCAATTAGATCATCCGCCTCACCATGGATATAG